CGCCGGCGCTGGAAAGCCGTCCAGCTCTCGATCGACGACGAGGCGGCCGCGAGTCGGTAGCGTCGGGCACTTCATGCAGCCGAAGCAACCCAAGCCCGCCCTCGCCGCGATCGTCGGTGACGCACCGCTCCCACGCACGGAGATCACGAAGAAGCTCTGGGGCTACATCAAGAAACACGGCCTCCAGGACAAGAAAGAGCGTCGGATGATCAACACCGACGAGAAGCTCAAGGCGGTGTTTGGCAACAAGCGGCAGGTCTCGATGTTCGAAATGACGAAGCTCGTCAACAAGCAGATCCGGTGAGGGCTCGCTCGTGAAGAATCAAGCGCGGTTGCATATCCCCGACGCGTTGCGCGGGTACGAACTCGATCTCGAGAAGGCGATCGCCACGCCCGGCCTCGGTGGCTGGGACGAGACCGAGGCGTATCACAACGCCGGGCAGGTCGAGGCGATTGCGAAGGTCCTGATCCGCGCGATCCACAAGCACCTCGTCACCGCGGCGATCGCGTACGTCTATCGCGAGAAGATGAAGACGCGCGATCGCATCGTGTGGGGAAAGGCGAGCAAGGCCGGCGGCCGCGTGAACTTCTTCGCCGGCTACGACCTGGTGATGGAGATCAATTGGCAGCAGTGGAAGCTGCTCAGCGATCACCAGAAGGTGGCCTTGGTGGATCACGAGCTCTCGCATTTCGGGAAGGACGAGACGCCGGGCGGCGAGACGGCGTGGGTGCTCATCAGCCACGACATCGAAGAGTTTGGCGGGATCGTGCGCCGCTGGGGGCTCTGGCGCGACGACCTCACGGTCTTTGCCGGATCCGTCGTCCAGGCGCACCAGTTGGGCATGTTCGAGGGCGCGCCGGATTGACCGAGCCGCGGATTCAGCCGAAGCGCTGCCCGACGTGTGGACATGTGCTCGGCGCGCGCCAGAAGCCGCTGACGAAGATCGAAGCGGCGCTCCTGCGCGTGATCTGCACGCGCATCGCGTCGCAGGGCTGCGCGCCGACGTTCGAAGAGCTGGGCAAGACATTTCGCTGGAAATCGATCGGCACCGTCGCCGAGCACATCATGAATCTGGAATTGAAAGGCTACATCAAGCGCGAGCCACGGAACGCGCGCGCCATCACGGTGCTGGTCTCGTTCGACGAGATCGGCACGCTTCCCGTCGAGACCAAGCATGACTAAGCACCGGCATTCCCCCAAGGCGCGCGTCGGCGAGGCGCACGGCGCCGCGCGACTCACCGAGGCCCGGGTGCGGCGGCTCCGCGAACGCGCGCGGCGTGAGTCGCCCGCATCCGGATGGATCGAGCTCGCCGCGCTCAAGCTCGGCGTGTCGCCGTCCGCGATCACGATGGCGATCCATGGCGCGACCTGGGCGCATCTGCCCGGCGCCGTGACGCGCGATCTCCGCATCACCGGCGGCCCGCGATCGCGTCGACGGAGCGTCTCACGATGATCATCCTTCCGGTCAAAAACGAGCAGGGGCAGACGTTGCTGATGATCTGTCTCACGCGCGACGTCATCGACCGTCTCGCGGCGGGAAAGAGCTGCGATCTCGTCTCGCCGCAGATTGAGCAGTACACGGGCGTGGCCGGTGTGGCGTTGCGATTCGACGAGGACCTTAACGGGTCGGTCGCGCGCGTTCGGAAGCTGGTGCCGGGGCTTGCGATGGAGCTTGTCGAGGTCGACCACACGACCGGAGGATTGCGCTGATGGCGCTCGAGTACTCTGTGACAGAGCTTCCCGCGGTCTGGCCCGGGAAGGCGACGCCCACTTACTCGCGCAAGAAGGCGCCGTTCAAGACGCAGTGGTCGCGCACGCTGCAGGTGCTCGAGCGCGAGCTCAAGCATCTCAATGCGCGCAAGATCGAGATGGCGCTCGCGATCCGCATGGGCGATCTCCGGCAGGACGGCATGCTGCGCGCCGACGCGCGGCCCGGTCCTGCGGTGATTCTTTCATTCGTCGACCGCGACGGCCATCGCCAGGCGTATCCGTGCGACACGTTCGGCTGGTGGCAGGACAACCTCTACGCGATCGCCGTCGTGCTCGAGGATCTGCGTCGCGCCGAGCGCTACGGCGTACAGTCCGCGTTGTTACGTGCCGGATTCAAGGCGCTCCCGAGCAGTGGCGCGACGACACCAACGCTGTCGACCGCCCAAGCGGCCACATTGATCGCACGGCTGAGCGGGGTGCCGGACGACGAGCTGGAACGAGTCGCGCACGTGATCGTCGTGTCGATCGACAACGCGCGCACCTCGCTCCGCCTCGCGAAAGCGAAGACGCATCCGAACGCCGGCGGCCGGAACGAAGACTGGACGCTGCTGCAGGATGCCGAGCGGATCATCACCGCGCATCATGGGGGCAAGCTGTGATCGGCGCGCACGATCTCGCGGCCGCGATCGCGCATCTGCCCGATGACGCGCAGGTCACGATCTCCGTGAGGAAAGCGGACCTGGTCAAAGCGCTCGAACAGCGCGCTGGCGGGCCCGCGGTGATGACGACGACGCAGGCGTCACGGATCCACGGCTACACCGACGAGCGTTGGCGCCGCTGGGCCGCGAGCGGGGCGATCGACGGGGCGTATCAGGACGCGGCCGGCGGCCCGTGGCATTTGCCGCGGACGGCCGTCGAGGCTCACATTGCCACGCTCGTCAAGCGTGGCGCGACGTCGCGACGCGCGTCCGGTCTCACGCTCTCGCCTCGGAGTACTCCTCGTGGCCCCTGGAAAGCAGCCGCCCGTAAAGGCGCCGCCGCCACGCGCGCAACGCGCGCACAAACCTCATGAGCTCGGCCCCCGCATTTATTTCCGCGGCCGCTGGGCCGGTGCCGATCTCCGTCCGTGGGGCGGGGAACGGTGCACGCTGCGCAACCCGTCGGCGCGCGGCTGGCCCGACGCCGGCGATCGCACGGATGATCTCGAAGTCGCCGAGCGTTGGAAGTGGACGTACGTCGACTACTATCGCGACGGCGCGAAACGGAAGCAGCTCGGCCTCGCACCGCGCGAACGGAAGTCGTTTGCGGAACGCGTCGAGGAGTACATCCTCCATCGCGAGCGCACGGTCGGCGATCGCACGGTATGGTCGGACCGAACCGGCCTCCGGACCCATCTCCTGCCGGCGCTCGGCACGACAAAGCGCATCGACGCGATCGAACGCGTTGATCTCCAGCAGCTCGTCAACACGATGCTCGACGCCGAGTACCAAGTCGCGACGGTCGAGCGCATGGTGTCGGTGTGGAGCGCATTTTTCGCGTGGCTCGGCCGCGCTCGGGATGACAACCCCGCGCACGGCCTCGTGCTGCCGGATCCCGGCGAGACGGATGTGCGGGCGTTCACCGATGACGAGCTGGTGGCCGTCCGTGAAGCCGCCGATCGCCTCGAGCACGCGCCCGTCGATCGCCGCGAGAATCGGTGCACGTCGATCCGCGTGGCCATCGAGCTCGCACTCGGGACCGGTGGTCGGCAGAAGGAGCTCATGGCCTTGGACTGGACGCAATTCCGCGCGGCCGATCGCACCGTGCGGTTCACCCATCAGCTGGCGCACGATCGGAGCGGACTCCTGCCGCTCAAAGGCAAAGTGGCGCGGACGTCGCTCGTGCTGCCGTCGTGGTGGACGTACCACCGCGATCGCGCGCGCGGCCGCGTGCTGTCATGGGCGAAGGGCGTGCCCGACGTCTCGACGTCGTACCTGCAGCTGCAGCTCGTCTATGACATCGCCGGCGTCAACGAACCGGGGATGGGCTGGCACACGCTGCGCCACACGTACGCGCGGTTGTTCCTGGAGTTGGGCGGGCGCCTCGAGGAGCTGCAGCGCTCCCTCGGCCACCAGCGCATCGCCACGACCGAGAAGCACTACACGCACTTCACGCCCGAGACCGCGGCGCAGCTGGCGCGTGCCCGGATTTACGGGGAGGTCGGGCCCCGGCTCGTCTTCAACGGGGGACGGACGGCCCGGGGCGCGTAGGCGTTTTATTTGGCGGATCCGGCACACTATGCGGCGCGAGAGGCGCGCCGTCATAGCGGGCGCAGGATCAGGATCACTGATCTGCGCCGTTGGGGAGATCGGGCCATGAGGGGGGAAGCTAGCGCCATTCCCCCTCATGGCGAGGTCGGCGCCCGCCCCGAAGTGGCGCACCATGTGGCACAGCCACGAGACGACCGGGAGGACCGCGTGTATCGCGCCCTCGGTCCGTGAGCGTCGCGTATTGCTGGCGCTGCGGCGCCGGCCCAGTCGTGTGCTACGGCGTGCCGTGCCGCGACTGCAAAGCCTTCTTCGCTCGCGAGTACGCACGTCTCCGCGCCGCCAACGGCGGCCGACTTCTCTTCCTGCCCGAGACCTTTCCCATGAGCCACAGCGACGGATCCACCCGGTCAGCGATGTGCACCCAGTGCGCGCACGATTTCGAATTTCCTGCCCGCCCGGGTCGCGCGCCGAGCCTCTGTCCAAATTGCCGCGGCGGCCAGAAATCGTCGAAGAAACGCTCGACGCGCCGGCGGCCAGAAATCGTCGAAGAAACGCTCGACGCGCCGGCCGACGCGCTGGCGGCGTACGAAGCGGCGCTCGGCCGCGAGATCGAGCAACTCCAGGCCGCGATCGATGCGCGCGTCGCGCTCCAGGAGGCGATCGCGGCGTATCGCGAGACCGCGACGCTCACGCTGGACGTCGACGCGTGATGTGCGTGCCGTTGGCGTTGGCGAGGGCCGCGTGTGGCTGACTCGCTTGACCCACGCGATGTCGCGTGGAAGTACTCCGAGGCGGCCGAGCAAGCCGTCCTCTCCGCGGTGCTCATTGATCCGGGCGCGCTTTCGCGCCTGCGATCGATCGTCGCCGTCGCGGACTTCTTCGTGGAACGGCACCGCCATCTCTACAAGGCGATGCTCGGCCTGGCCGACCGCGGCGACGTCGTCGACCCGCTCACGCTGTCGACGGAGCTCGGTGACGCCGGGCTGCTCGAGGCGAGTGGCGGGAAGGAGTACATCGGGTTTCTCGTCGACGCGGTGCCGACCGCGGCGAATGTCGAATCGCACGCGTCGATCGTCGTCGAGCGCGCCAAGCGTCGCCTCGCCAACAAAGCGCTGCATGATAGCGCGAAGCTGCTCCGGGATGGATCGGCCGACGCGGCGCAGATCGCCGAGCGACTCCGGCCCGCGCTGGATGCGTTGGCGGCGACGTCGCGGACGTCGAAACGCAACGGCCCGCTGCGCGTGCGATCGGACGTCGAGCTCGAGCAGCTGCCGCCGATGGCCTGGCTCGCCGACGGCATTCTGCCGCTCGGCGGCCTCGCGGCGATCTACGGCGCCCCAGGTGCCGGCAAGTCGTTTCTGTCGCTCGATCTCGCGTTCTCGATCGGCACGGGTGTGTCGTGGTGCGGCCGCGAGATCGTGCACGGCGGCGCCCTCTACGTCGCCGGCGAAGGGGACGCGGGTCTCTCGCAGCGGATCGTCGCGTGGAAGAGCGCCCATCGCGTCTTGGGCGAAGCGGTGGGCGTCGGCGTGATCACCGATCCGATCGACCTCCTCAAGCCGCTGGACGTCGCGCGCATTGTCACCGCGGCGAAGGCGCCGCACGTCGGGCAGCCGCTCCGGTTGATCGTCATCGACACGCTCGCGCGCGCCATGGTCGGCGGCGACGAGAACGACACGCGGGACATGTCGACGGTGATCGCGGCTGCGGACCGGATCCGCGACGAGACCGGCGCGGCGGTCCTGCTGGTCCACCACACGAGCAAGAACTCCGACCAGGAGCGCGGCTCCAGCGCGCTCCGCGGCGCCGTCGATACGCTGCTGTTCTGCGAGGATGGCGACGACGGTCGCCAGCTCGTGTGTGCCAAGCAGAAGGACGCGGAAGCGTTTTCCCCCATCCCCTTCCGGCTCGTCGCCGGTCATGGCTCCTGCGTTGTGCAAGCGGCCGATAGTCCCGAGGTCGCACGCGAGCAGGCCGGGGTCATGAATCCCAAACGATTCCAAGCGCTTCGCGTCCTCCGCGAATCGTTCACGGATCGCGGCGCGACGACGACGGAATGGTTTGAAGCCTCCAACCTGACCCGACGCACGTTCTTCCGGACGCGCACCTGGCTCGTGGATGCCGGCTACGTCGCGGAAGGATCTCGCGGCGGTCGGTATACGGTCACGTTGAGCGGGAAGGTGGCTCAACTGCCAAGTGCCACAGGTGCCAAACCAGTGCCAACCCCGGGTGCCACTGGAGGTTTGGAAAACCCCTTTAGGGGTTTTCCACCCAGGCACCCGCCCGTTGGTAGTGCCGGAAGTGAAAGTGGCACCAAAGACCTGAAGAGGACGCCGCCGGCCGAGGATGACGCGGCGGATCCGAATTACTGGGACTCGCTCGAGCCGCCCGGCGACTAGCGCCGTGCTCGCGAGATCCCGTGAACCCCATATGCCGACGCCGTCTCACCCCAACCCTATGCCTTGGAGGCATCTCATGACCACGCGGACGAAACCGCTCGATCTCCCCGAACGCTTGCGCGCGCTCGGCCTCACCTCGCTGGACGATCTCACGATCGCGTACGGCTCGCACCGCGCGGCCGAAGACGGCATGTGCGTGATGGAGGCGACGGCCTACATCGCCGGCGAGAAGTTCAGCGATCACCCGAAGTGCACCTCGGAGTTCATCACGAGCCTGTGCATTTCGTTCAACGACCGGCTGCCGTCGAACGCCGAGCGTGATCGCTATCTCAAGCCGCTGATCCCGAAGCTGATCGGCACGCGGACGACGGACGCGGACGATGAGACGCGCCGGCGCATGGCGCTCAACTGGGTCGTGCGAAATCGCTTCCCGGCCTACCTGCGCCTCGCCGGACTGACCGCGGAAGCGGAGCAGCTCGAGCAGCTGCCGGAAATTGTGGATCTCGACGGCGAGACCATTGCCCGTCGACTGAGTCGCGAGACGGCGGACAAATGCTGGCGGATCCGGAACGAGCGCTGGAACGCGTACTACGCGAAGGTCGCTGAGCTCCAGGCGAAGGTGCCTGCCGCTGCCGCTGCCGCTGCCGCTGTCGCTGTCGCTGTCGCTGACGCTGACGCTGCCGCTGTCGCTGCCGCTGTCGCTGCCGCTGCCGCTGACGCTGTCGCTGTCGCTGTCGCTGACGCTGACGCTGCCGCTGACGCTGCCGCTGCCGCTGACGCTGACGCTGACGCTGTCGCTGACGCTGCCGCTGCCGCTGACGCTGACGCTGACGCTGTCGCTGCCGCTGTCGCTGACGCTGACGCTGTCGCTGCCGCTGACGCTGACAACGTGCACACCGCGGCGTTCAGGGCGGCGCTCAAAGCCTCGAGCGAAACGAGCGGCAGTTACTACGACAAACGGCGCGCGGCCCGCGTGGCCGCTCGTGCGATCTACGACGCGCGGTTCGAGGAGTGGGATCTCGGCAAGCAGCTGCGCGCCCTCCGCGATGAATCGCGCGAGCAGCTCGTGCAGCTCATCGAGGCGATGTGCGAGGTCGGTCGTGTGCCGGCCGAACTGACGACCGGAACCTGAAGAAACCCTGAAGTCGCATACGACATTCCCGCTGTTCCCTCCTCACCATCATCGCCGCGGCGCTCTCTCCAGCCGCACGCGAGGTTCCATGCACACCACCGCGATCGACCATGCGATCGGGATGACCGGTACGCCTGCCACGAACCCGCCGGTTCCGTCATCCACGGATCCGGCGGCCAAGCGCGTTGTCATTCCGAGCGAGCTGTCGGTGCAGACGCGCCAGAAACTCAAGATGGACGTCGTCGACATGATCGCGGCCGGCCACGCGCGGATCGTGCTCGATGCCGCGCAGTGTGGCTACGTCGATACGTCCGGCCTGGGCGTGCTGGTGAGCCTGAACAAGAAATGCCGCGAGGCCGGCGGGTGGCTGCTGATCGAAGGCTTGAACGAGGAGATGCGTTTCTTCATCGCGCATGTGAACCTCGACTCGGTGCTCACGATCGAACCGCCCATCACCGCCGCCGATCGGGCGCACCGGTGAGCGGCCGCAGCGCGCGCGGCGCGAGCCTCAATGTGCAGGCGGCGCTCGGATGGACGGGCGTCGCCGCCGCGGCACCGCGGACGGAAGTCGCGCCGTGCCTCACGTGCGGCGCGCCGCTGCGGTTCTACCTGGGCGAGTACGGGCAGACCGTCGAGCAGTGTACGCGCGTGGGCTGTCCGGAGGCGCATCCCCATCACCCGCGGCCGGATCCGGCCGCGAACAAGCGCAAGTGGGAGCGTACATGACCTGGCTGATTGTGTTGACGATCGCGATCACCGCGATCGTCTGTTACCTCGCGTCGCGACACAACCCGACGTGGTAGTGCCGCTCGAGCTCACGCTGCCGATGCCGGAGCTGCAGACCAACTCCAAGCGCGGTCGGTCGCGGCATTGGCGCTCGATCGAGCGCGAGAAGAACGCGTACTGGGAGCAGCTCGACATGCGCGTCATGGCGAAGCTGATCCCGCGGGCGCCGGACACGCCGATCGCGCGCGCCTCGTTGCGATCGGTGATGCACCTCGGCGCCGCGATGGACGAAGACAACGCGGTCGCTCGGCACAAGTGGCCGATCGATTGGCTGCGGAAGCGCGGCTACATCGCGGGCGACCGCCGCAAGAGTCTGCGCTGGGAATCCTTCCCGGAGCAGATCATCAAGCGCGATGGCAACTATCGCCTCGTGCTCACTCTCACTCCACTCGAGGAGGCGTAGGACCATGGCGGACAACGACGGTCAGTCGCAGGACCAGACGAGCGGTACCGGCAGCACCGGGACAGCAACGGCGAACGATCCGAGTGCGACGCAGGGCGATGGGTCGACGGATGGCAGCGCGCCGGCGAGCAGCGCGCCGATCGAGATCTCGGACGAGCACGCGGCGCAGTTGCCGGCGGGCACGACGGTGCATCAGACCGCGGACGGCCAGCTCAAGGCGATCGTGCCGGGCGCGAGCGGCGAGGAAGAGAGCACGGTGCATCACATCTACTCCTCGCTGGAGCACGGCATCGAGGCGCTCATCGAGAAGGTGAAAGCCTTCTTCGCCGGCACGGACGCTGACGCGACCGGCTCGTGATCGGCGAGACCGGAACGGACGTCGGGGGCACTGCCCCCGCGTCCAGCGCGGCGGATCCCGGTGCGTCGACGGTCGGCGAGCGCGTCGTCGCTGCGCCGGGCGGCGTCCTGGTCACGCCCGGCGTTGATCGCAAGGCGGCCATCCTCGCCGATGTGCAGAACCGCTTCACGTACCACCCGCCGAAGGGCGATCAGGCCCAGCGCTACAGCGGGATCCGCGATCGCTTTCGCGAGCTCGCGGAGAAGATCGTGCTCGAGACGCCGGTCAGTCGTGAGCAGGCAACCGCACTCACGTTGCTCGACCAGGCGATGATGATGGCCAACGCCGCAATCGCGAGGAACGAGCCGTGAAGGATGACAAGGCCACGAAGTCGAAGAAGCCGCCGAAGCGCCAGCCGCCGTTCCGCAAAGCCGGATCCGGCATCGAAGCGCACGGGCACATCTCGACGCTGGGCGAGGGATACGACAACGACGACACCATGCACATGACCGTGAAGCACGGGAAGCCGAAGCGCGGCGGGGACGGGATCCTCAGTACGTATCCCGACGAGTCGCGCTTCACGATGCCGGCTGACGCGGCGCAGCAGTTCAAGCTCGGCCAACGCGTCCGCGTGCGAGTGCATCCGCTGAACGACGCGGATGCGGACGATGCGCCGCCGAAGAGGGCGAAGAAGAAGGGCGCGCGGCCGCGATGAGCGTCCTGCTCGCCGCCCGGGAGTTTCTCGAACGCGCGCTGTCGCTGGCGCGCACCCGGGCGGAGGAGCGGACGATCGGCGCGCGGATCTGTGAGGTGATGGAGATGCAGGATTTCAACGAGGCGCATGTCGTGACCACCGCGAAGGCAGACGAGGAACGTGAGGCGGCGATTCGCCGATTGGTCGATCTGACCCATCGGCATGCGAAGCACGCGGGGACGTTCCACGTGGCCGTCGAACTCGGCGACGTGCGCGCGCTGCTGGCGCTGCTCGAGCGTCAGCAGCGGCACCTGACCGCGGCCGCGGAACACCATGGACGCTGACGTCGCGGCGCCGACGGGCGCGAGCATCATTCCCGTGAGTACTCCGCGATGCGGCGCGAAGACACGCCGGGGATCGGCGTGCGCCCAGGTCGCCGGCGCGCGGACGGATCACCCCGGACAGGGGAAGTGCTGGCTGCACGGCGGCAAGACGCCGATCAAGCACGGCCGCTACTCGACGATCAAGCGCGATCGCATTCGCGACCTCATCGCGCAGCACGAGGCCGATCCGGATCCGCTGAACGTGTTGCCCGAGATCGCGGCGCTGCGCGCGCTGTTCCAGGAGTTCGTCGAGCGGTACGACGAACACACCGAAGCGTTGCTCGCGTGGCACGCGTCGTTTCAGCTCACCCGCCGTCCGCTGCCCGAGGATCTGCTGCAGTCATTCGAGCACGTCGTCGACGAGTGGGAGAATCACGCGCGCGAAGGCGCGGAGCTCACGACGCAGCAGGAGGGCGAGCTCGCCCAGGCGCGGAAGTTCCTCACGGTGCTCCGCGGCGCCGAGGCCGCGGCGAAGCCGAAGACAGTGCTCGATCTCAGCGATGCGTACCGCGTGTTGGACGCGATCGGGAAGATGGTCGAGCGCGTCGAGAAGGCGCGCAGCGCGAACGCGATCTCGCGGCCGGAGCTCAATCGTGTCATCCACGAGATGGGGCGCGTCGTCGACACGGCATTGCCGATGACGCCGGACGGCGACGAGATGCGGAAGCGGATCCGCGAGGGTTGGCTTGCTCTCGCCATCTGACCTGTTCGTGCGTTCGAGCCGGAGTGCGATCGGGGATGCCCTCGATCGCGGCTCGCTGCAGCTCGTCCACCGCGCGTACGCTGGCGCGCCCGTCGTTGACCCGCTGCGCCGACTGTTCGATCCGGCGTTTACCGACGCCCTGTGGGAGTACGAGTTCTCACGCGTCTCGCCGGAGATCCCGGGCCAACTGCACGGCAAGCAGCTCGAGGCGTTCATCCACAACGCGCGCCATCGCTGGTTGTTCTGGGGCAACCAGGTTGGGAAGACGACACTCGGCGCCGTCGACGTCGTGATGCTGTGCCTCGGCCGACACCCGAACCAGAAGTGGAAGCCGCCAGTGCATTGCTGGGCGTCCGCGCTCACGTGGGAGCTCTGGGAGAACATCCTGCTGCCCGAGCTGCTCACCTGGATTCCGGTCGATCGGATCGTCTCCGCACCGCCGCCGTTCAAGAAGTCGCAGCGGCGCGACATCATCATCCGCGCGGACAACGGCAAGCTCTCGCGCATCACGGGCAAGGCGGCCGAGCAGGGTGCCGAGCGGTACCAGTCGGCGCGCGTGCATCGCGTGTGGCTCGACGAGGAGCACCCGGAGGCCGTGTGGGATGAGATGCAGCCGCGCCTGCTGCGCTTTGGCGGCGATACGATCGCGACGATGACGCCGCTCAAAGGCTTTACGTGGGTCTATGGGCGCGTGTACGAGCCGTTCAAGTCAGGCCGCATCGCGACCGCGCGGCACTGGTGCTCGCACGCTGGTCTCGAGGACAACCCGTCGATCACCGTCGAAGCGCTCGCCGAGCTCAAAGAGGAGCTCAAGCACAACCCGGCGCAGCTCGCCGCGCGTCTCTCAGGCTTGTTTGTGCGGCCGATCGGCGCCGTGTGGCCGTTCGATCTCGAGCAGCACGGCAAGCCGATGACCGAGGAGCAGCTGATCGCGCTGTGCGAGACGGGGCGGCACTACGGCGCGATCGATCTCGGGAAATGGCGTTGGATCTTCATCTGGGGCATCGTCGGTCCCGACGGTGAGCTCACGATCGTCGGTGAAGTGTTCTCCCAGAACGAAAGCGTCGACGTGCGCGCGAAACGGCTGAATGACCTGCTCACGAAGTACGACGTGCCCGGGATCGAACAGGCGAAGGAGGGCGAGAAGACGCGTGACGCGATCATCATCCGCGCGGACAACGCGGATCCGTCGTCGATCGCGGAGTTGAACCAGGCGCTCGATCGCCTCGGCTCGAAGTACTTGGTCGCCGGCGTCGACGGCTACGCGAAGACCAAGAAGGCCGGGATCGATCGGGTCGAGTCGCTGATGAACCGGGGCGCATTCTTCGTGAAGCGCGATCTCGGTGACATCGATCCAGAGCGCCGGGTGTGGCGCCTCGGCATGAGCACGAGCGGCATGGGCAAACCCGTCGAAGGGTCGCGGCTCATCTGGGAGATGAACAATTGGCAGTATCCGAAAGCGATCGACGGCAAGGTGCAGAAAGACGAGCCGGACGACGCGACCGCGGACGGCGCCGACGGGTGCGATGGGGTTCGGTATCTGGTGATGACCTGGCTCGGCCCGTTGGTCGAGGAGAAGGTGAAGAAACACCTCACGGCCGAAGAGCAGATCTGGAAGGACGCGCTCGGCCACACCAATCACGATGATGACGACGACGCGTCCGCGAGCGGCAGCGAGTACGGCGACGTCGTGCAGGAGGGATGAATGCATCTGATCGCGGAATTCTTGGTCCACGTGACGTACCTGGTGGCGCTCGTGCTGCTGCAGCGGTACTACCGCCGCCGGGCCGTGGCGACCAGGGAGAAGCACGTCAACGAAGTCGACCAGCTGCTCTACGTCGGCAAGCGCCTCGAGGCCGACCTGGCCGAGGCGACGGCGTCGAGGGACGCCGCACTCAAGTCGCGAGAGCGCGATCGCGACAAGCTTGAGGCCGAGATCCTCGGCGAGCGCACAGGTCGCGCGGAGGCGACGAAGCGGGCGGAAACCGCCGAGCTGATCGCGCGCGGTCAAGCAAAGCACATCGAGGCGCTGCAGCGGTCGAATGACAAGATGCTGTCGGCGATCACCGACATGCGCCGCGTCGGCTTTGCGCTGCCGCTCGATATTGCGGATCCGGATCCGGAGGGCCTGACGTCCGTCGATCAGGATGACCGCCACGCGGTGCAGCACGACGCCTCGCTGGGGTTCACCGTCGACTGATGGCGACGCAGCTCGTCGGTCAGCCGCCGATCTGGTATTGCCATCCGAACGAGATTCGGTGCCGGCATGGCCACGTGCGCCGGCACGCGAAGGAAGGCTTTCATCTCGACCAGCGGCGCGTCGACGGGCACATCTTCGTCGGTTGCGATCAGTGCACGCCGACGACGTTCGCGTTCGGCATCATCACGTCGCGACCCTCGCCGCGGATCGAGTTCTACGCGATCACGCGGGCGCAGTTCGACTTCTACCTGAACACCACCGACGAGGAGCTCGAGCCGCCGCTCGACGAGGATCGCGAAACGCTCGATCTCCTGCACCGGCTCGGCTACAACCCAACCTTCACGAGACGAGGACGATGATTGAACCCGGCATGTTGTTCACCGATGCGGAGCTCGCGAACGCCTATCGCGCGGGCTATGGCGCCGAGCTGTTGAGCGACGAGACAGACACGCATTCACTTCGCCATCTGCGCGCCTGCTTTTCCGTGGCGCAGCTGGCGATCGCGGCGTTCATCCGCGCGGTCGAGAAGGTGTCAATCAAGGAGCAGAAGGAATGACGAAGCGAGTGCAGACTCTTCTGCGCGGCATTGTGTCGCGCTTCCACCGCGGCGAGCGGGCGACGCCGGCGGCCGCGCCGGATCCGAATCAACCGCCACGGTGTCCGACCTGCGCCGCGTCCGTCGACGTCGTCGACGGCGAGCACGGTCCGGAGTACTCCGCGACCTTCACGCCGGAGATGATCGCGCTTGCGCTCGACAACGAGCGGGTCGCGCGCGCGGTGAACGCGGTGCTCAATCCCGGGCTGCGCCTCGCGCTCGTCAACGTGCTGCTGCAGGGCGATCCGACGAAAGACGGCTACTTCACGACGCAGGACGTCGAAGACGAGGCCGAGGCGGGTGCGCGATCGCTCGACGTCGCGCGGCAACTGCAGCTCCGCGATCGGAATGAGGAGGCTGCGCACTTCCGAGGATTGAGCGAGCGCCATCAACGTCGCGCGATCCGGATTACGGCGCTGCTGTCAGTCGAGGAGCAGCAGCTGATCAAGCAGCGCGTGCACGGCGGTCCGATCGGGAACGGGCAGGATCCGCACATTAAGATCGTGAGGCACTAATGCCAGACACGCCGAAAGAACTCGTGGCGCTGATCGTCGGCGAGCTAGAAAAAGAGGATGGCGCGCTCGGTCAGATGGTTCGACTCCACGTCGATCAGCGACTCGATCAGCTCATGCCGTATCGGGATCTCGAGCGACGCGTCGCGCAGATCATTCACACGCGCTGGGCCGACGAGCGCAGATTGCTCTTCATCGCTGGCGCGGAATGGGCGCAGCAGTTCATTCCCGAGATGCCGCGCGGATTCTATGACCAGGCTGAAAAGGCCGCAGCAGAGGCGCTCAAGCACTGATGAGCCGTCGCCGCCGATCGAACTACACCGAGCCGGCGCGCTGCGTCTGCGAACCTGGGCCCGCCGCGCATCCGGCGCACGGTCGCCCGGGTGCGAAAGCGGCGGCGCATCTCGACCCGAAGTGTCCGCACTCGACGTTGCGTGAGACAACGAAGCCGACCCGCTCGCGAAAAGTGAAGAAACGACGTAACCTTCGGGTCGACATGAACGAGTCGTGAGCGTTCGTCGCCGCACGGAATGACGTGCACGCGCGTCGGACAATGCCCCGATCCCAAGGCCGATTCCACGCCGGTCTCCGTTGCCAGGGACAATGCATCGGAGTGCAGCAACAGGCGAGTCCAAAGAGCTGTGACACGGCCAGCTACGCCTGCCAAGTGCCGACGGACGCTCACAACTCGTCGCTGAACAAACCCTGAAGAGATTTGCCTTTCGCCGGATCCGTCGGTAGCTATTCGGCCGACAATCTGAGCTGAGAGGCGTCTGCCGACCTGTCCCTCCGTCCATCGCGACGGCCCGGGATTGGTCGGCTTTTCGTGTTTCAGCCCATTCCTAACCGGGAGAGAGCTCATGATGCGCGCTAAGGTGGTCGTCCGTTCCGTCGAGAGTTTCACGAACGCCGACTCGATCAAGATGCAGCCGGTGAGCGGCAAGGATCCCTACGGCCCGAACGGCGAGAGCGAAGACAACACGTTCGCGCGGTACACGCCGAGCGGTGACATCCAGCTCTCGATTACGAATCCCGAACTTGTCGGCAAGATCAAGGCAGGCGACACGTTCTACGTGGACTTCACGAAGGTCGAGAGCTGATCGCGTAGATGGCCAGCGCGCTGCGCGACGTCCAGGACAGCGATCGCGACGACGAGCTCTCGGAGCTCGAGTCGATCCAGGAGGCGCCCGAGGAGGACGCCTCCGATCGAGACAAAGCGAACTACACGTTCGGCCGCTGGACGCGGCAGCGCGAGCATTTCTACGGCCTCTACAAGCTGTGGTCGCGCTGCATCCTCTTCCTGCTCGGCAAACAGTGGCTCGAGTGGGATGCGCAGACGCGCCGCTGGACGCCGGAGCAGAACGTCCCGAAGTGGCGGCAGCGCCCGATCACGAATCTCGTGTTCGCCGTCTATCGCTCGGCGATCGCGAAGCTCATCAAGCAAAAGCCGTCCTTCGACGTGGTGCCGCCGCGCACCGGAGATTCCGAAGACCGCGAGGCCGCGCGCCTAGGCGAGTCGTTGCTCCAGCAACTCTGGCGCTCGCTCGCGATGCCCAAGCTGCTCGCGAAGGCGGCCGGTTGGCTGCTCGCGACCGGCAACATCGCGGTCCGGGTCTATTGGGACGCGGAAGGCGGCAAGCTGATTCCGCGCACGGTGCCGGTGACGGATCCGATCACCGGCGAAGAGCACGAAGTCGCGGCCGACGAGAACGGCAATCCGGCGCGGAAGCGGATCCGCGGCCAGTGGGTGCTCGATCTCAAGGCCGAGCCGGAGATGATCTTCGAAGGCGAAGTCGCCGTCGAACTCGTCTCGCCGATCTCGATCCGCTATAACCCGGAAGCGAAGTCGAAGGACGACGCGTACGAGTACTTCATCGGCTACACGTTGCCCAAGGCAACGGCGATGAAGAAGTGGGAGCTCGACGAGGAGGAGCTCGAGGGCGGGTCCGACGACGAGCTCGAGTCGGTGGACGATCTGATCGCGAACGCCGCCGGCGCCACGGAGATCCTGGGACAGACGTCGCTCGCCGGCGATCGGCACGAGTCGATCGGCGAACGCGTGTTGGTGATCGAGTACTACCGGAAGCCGTGCGACGACTATCAGGGCGGCCGCCACTGGATCACCGTCAACAAGACGATGGCGCTCCCCGAGGAGACGCTGCCGAACGGCTTCTGGCCACCGGTTGTCGAGATCGATGACGTTCCGGTGCCCGGCGATCCGCACGCGATGGGACTACTCTCGCAAGTGTGCCCGCTCAACCGCGAGTACAACGTGCTCAATGGCAAGATCGGCGAGCACAACGTGATGATGGCGATGGGCGGGAAGTGGATCGTCCATCCGTTCGACAAGAACCTCAAGATCACGAGCGACCCGGGCCAGAAGCTCGAGTCGAAGGGCTACGTCGACGGGAAACCGCCCGTGCAGGTGGAGATCAAGACACTCCCCGCCGGCGTGTACCAGGAGCGGCAGCGCATTCTCGACGATCTCATGCTCGTCTCCGGCATGAACAACGTCGGGATGGGGCAGAAGCCGGAAGGCGTCTCGAGCGGCCGCGGCTTCCTCGTGCTGCAGGAGTCCGTCGACAGCGTGCTCACGCCGACGCTCTTCAACATCGAGAACGGGCTGCAGGAGATCGGGCGTCGCATGTTGGTGCTGGCGCGCGACAACTACACTGAAGAGCGCATCCTCAAGGTGCGCGGGCACAACGGCCGCTGGGAGATTCGCTCGTTCATGGGCGCGGACCTCGGCGACTCGATCGATGTCCAGGTGCAAGTCGGCTCGATGTTCCCGTGGTCGAAGGCGGCGCGGCAGGACATGGCGCTCGACATCGTGTCGAAGATCCCGGGGTTGGTCGCCGGCGAAGCGCCGGGCTCGATCGACCCGCTCAAGCTCTCGCGCATTCTCGACGTCGGCGGCATCCAGGCGTTCGAGCTCGACGCGGATCCGGACGAGACGGAAGTGATGCTCGAGCACGCGCAGTTCGAAGAATTCAGTCCGGCGAAGGGCGTGCTGGCCGTGCCGCAGCCCGGGTTCTGGCAGAATCACGCGCGCCATTACGACGAGCATATCCGCGTACTCAAGGCCGATCGCTCGCGCTTCGAGCGCTGGGATCCGCAGGCGCAGCAGCTGTTCGTCCAGCACATCCTCGCGCACCGGGCGCTGATCGAGCAGGCCGCAGGGAACGCCGCGGCCGCCGCGGGCGGTCCGGTGGCGCCGAATGACAACGCCGGCGGTGCGCCGGGTGTGACACCACCGCCGGGCGCCGCGCCGGGCGGATCCGCGAGCGCCGGGGCCGGCGCGTCGCTTCAACCATCGGACTTCGCCGCCGCCGGCGTCTAGGCGCCAAGCGACGATGTTCCGCAGCCTGAGGAATTGATCGATGGCACGTCATGCCGATGCAGGGTCCGATCACGACGACGACAGCGACGAGGGCAACTCGCTCGAGGCGGGGCTCTCGCGCTCGGCCGCGAAGCTCGACGGCGCCGATGGCGCGGACGAGGACGATCGCGACGAGACGGACGACGTCGACGAGGAATCGGATGACGATCGCGACGAGGGCGCGGACGACGATGCCGGTGATGATGAGGACGATGCCGACGACGACGACGAGGACGACGCGTCGGATGATGACGACGAGGATGATGACGCCGACGACTCCGATGAGGATGACGACGAGTCGGACGACGATGAGGAGGAGGAGGAGGAGGAGGAGGAAGACTCCGACGACGACGATGGGCTGGACCCCGAAGTCGAGGCGGCCGCCGCGAGGCATCAGCTGCCCACGAACTTCGAGGACATCGTCCGACAGCTGCCCAAGGACGTCCGCGCGAAGGCGCGGGCCGCGTTCTCGAAGCGGCTGAAGGAGGTCGAATCCGGTCTCGGTCGTGCCTTCCAGGAAGCCCGGCAGGAGCGCGGCGAGCTCGCGCGCATCAAGGCGGAGCGGAAGCATGACGAAGAGCACCGGGTCGATTTCATCGCGGATTTGATCGACGCGAATCCCAAGCTGCTCGAGGAGTTGAACGAGGAGCTCGAGAAACGCGAGACGGGTGCCTATCGCGACGCCAAGAAGATGACGCGCGAGCAGGCGAAGGCGAAGGTGCAGGAGGCGGCCGACGCCGAGATCAAGAAGACGGAAGCGCGCCATGCGCGCGGCCAGCAGGTGATGACGCTCGCGCGGAAGCTCGCGAAGGACTCCGGTGTTCCGTTCAAGCTCGTCGATCGCGCGATCTACGCCGCAGTCATGAGCAGCGAGACGAAGGACGTCACCGACGAGCAGATTCGCCAGATCGTGAAGGCGGAAGCCCGCGACTGGCGCCATCTCACCGGCGAGAAGAAAACGGAGCGCAAGGCAGCGGTCATTCGCAAGAAGACCGAGGATCTCAAGAAGGCAAAGAAGCGCGTCACCGCGCGCGATCGCGGGCACGCACCAGCGCCGGGCCGGCGCCGCGAGCCCAAGGATCTCCGCGACGCGCTGACCAGAGCCGCTGGCAAGATCCTGCCTGACGCGCCGGCGTGATCGTGTAGCGACGTAGCACGTAGTCCCGGATCTCCGGATCCGGTTCACAACTCAAGCAACCAAGCGACAGCCCGAGCTCGCCCGCGATCCGCGGTGATGAGCGTCGGGCTGTGTCGCGTTTTGGAGGGTTCATGCAGGTCATTCTCACCAAGATCCGCGGCCGCCTCGAGGCGGTGTGGAGTGGGAGCCCGGGCACGATGGTGCGCGCGGGCGGTCCGTCGACGACGAGCGTGTTCGCGTCATTCTTCGCCCGACTGTTTTTCCTCGTGCTGGCGCTCGCGCTGCTGTCCCTGATGCCGCACGCCGCGCACGCGTCGACGGCGTCGAAGCTCGTCGCGCCGGTCGTCATCGGCTCGTTCGAAGTCTCGACGTCGCAGTGGGATCAGCTGCTGCAGGAGAATTACGTCCTGCGCGATATCGTCGACGCGATCAATAAGGCGACCGTCTTCAAGTCGAAGCTCAACAAGAAGCGGACGTCGTCGGGTCGTCGGGACATTTACCCGGTGATGCTCGGCGTGCACCAGGGCGTTGGTGCGCGCGCGGAGAACGCCAAACTGCCGGTCGCGGGTCGCGGTCAGTACGAGGACGCGATCGTCACGACCAAGTACAACTACGCGCAGCTGTACATCACGGGCCAGGCGAAGGAATTCTCGACCCGCAAGGCGTTTGTCGACTTCGCGATCCGGATCCTCAAGGACACGAAGGAAGGTCTGACGCTCGATCTCGGCCGCCAGAGCTGGTCGGACGGCACTGGGCGCATCGGGCTCGTCAACAACGGCGGTGGTTACGCGGCCGGTATTGGCACGGTGGCAGTCGATTCCGCCTATGGCGTGGCGTGGGGCTCGCTCGCGTCGAACACGACGTTCCTGTTCAAGAAGAACATGACGATCGCGTTCGACACCGAGGACAACTCGGGCAACGGGTACGTCATCCAGTCGATGACGGGCACGGCGATCACCTTCCTGCCGGTGCTCGCCAACGCGATCGCGGATAACTGCCCGATCTACCGACTCGGCGCCAAGAACAACGAGATCGAGGGCTGGCTCAAGATGGTCGCGACGTCGTCGTTCCAGACGTCGGTCCTCGGCCTCGGCACGTCGGTGTATCACAACATCGATCGCTCGACGTACTCGGATTGGGAAGGCACGGCGGTCGACTTCGGCGCCGCGCTGTCGCTCTCGAACATCCGCAACCTGAAGGACAAGCTCTTCCGCCGCGGTGGCACGGCCGACCTCTGCATCGCGAGCCCGGAAATCAATCGCGACTTCGAGGCGTTGCTCACGCAGATCGCGCGCATTGTGCCGGCGACGAAGCTCGCGTACGGCGCGACGGCGCTCGAGCACGATGGGCTCAAGTGGACGAAGGACAAGGACGCGCCGGTGGCGTCGATGAACCTCGTCAACACGAGCGAGATCGAGTGGGCGCAGCGCAACGAGCCGTCCTGGAAGAAGCAGGGCGATTCGATCTTCCGCGTCGTGTCGGGCTACGACGCCGAAGAGGCGACGTTGCTCTGGTACTCCAACTTCGACTGTCCGACGCCGAAGAACATGGCGATCGGTTACGACATCACCACGAGCTGACACGGCGAACGCCGGCGGATCCGGATCATTCGGGTTCGCCGGCGCGCTGCTGTTGGAGGACTCTCATCATGGCTGGTACTACTCGCACGCAGAATCCTGCCGCCGGCGGTTTCGCCGGCGACGAAACGCGGCAGGAGCACAACAAAGTCGTCGTCGATCTCGAGAGCACGCGGCAGGCGCTGCAGTCGGCCACGCTGTCGACGTCGGGCCTGACGATCCACGGCGCCTCATCGACGCTTGCAAAAGCGGCGACGGCCTTTCGATACCTTTCGTCGCCGACCGCCGGCGCGCGCGCGGTCCTGGGGCTCGTGGCCGCGAACACGGATACCGCGGCGTTCAGCGGCACGGTGACGAACGGCAAGTACAACATCTTCGTGCACACGGTGCAGGATGACGGCGCGGGCAACCAGACGCATCGCACGCGGATGGGGACGGAAGGGGCGACACGCGCGGCCATCATCCCGCCGACCGTCCCGGTCACGGAGGCGATCTACGGCATCACCGAGATCCATCCGACCGGCACCGGCAACTTCGTTGGCGGGACGACGAATCTCGATGACGGCACGGTCACGCCGAACGCGGCGTACGTGTCGGTGGTCGGCGAGCCGGTCTTCGGCGGCGTCGCCGTCGCGGCGGGTCTCACCGCGGCCCCGGTCGGGCTGTAATCGATGGACGCGCCGCAGTCGCGGGACGAGATCGATCCCATTGAGCTGGCGATCCGTCGAGAGATCGACGACCAGCTCCGGATCCGATGGAATCCACGATCGCTCGTCACGCGGCCCGGCGCGTTCGACGCGTACGGCCTGCCGATCCCGCCCGCGCATGAAGGCCGGTGGGAAGTCGTGCGCCCCCTGCCGGGGCTCGAGGAGCCCGCGGTCATCTACCAGGTGCGCTGGGATGGCGACGGCAACGAAGCGTATCGCCACGTCGGCCCGTGGTTGGTGGACTTCCTGCGCCTCTGGGATCGCAAGAACCGGCACTGGATGAACGAATTGCAGCGCATGTACGCCGCCGAGGAATCGGCCGAGCGTGCGATCGCAACCGACGCGGCCGAGGAGGACCTCGAGTACTTCGATCGCGTCGCGCACCACTTCGCCGGGAACGACGGGCGTGAGCAGTGGCCCGTCACCGGCTTTGGCTCCCAGGCGGCGCACGCGGCGTCGCAGAGCCCCACTCTCACCACGAGCGTCTCATGAACACGTCGCACCTGCACGTCGATCCCGACTCGAAGAAGGAAATCGAAGCCTTCGGCCTGCGCGACCATTGCAACGTCTGTCGCAAAGCCAAGGGCCTCAAGCCGCTGTCGGAAACCGAGCGCAAGGTCCTCGAGCAGGCCGCGACGACGTCGGCCGGATCCGGCAGCGAGCCGATCGAGCAGCTGCTCGAAGACCTGCAGGCGCAGGAAGCGGCGAACGATGAGCTCCGCGCGCAGCTCAAAGAGAAGGACGCGGAGCTCGCGTTGCTCAAGAAAGAGCTCGAGCTCGTGAAGAAGAAGGCGGCGGAGAAGTAACGCCCCGTGACCGCGGTCGTGCGCGATCTCATCGAAGCGGCTCGGATCCGCCACTGGTCGTTCATCGACGTCCAGCTCGGGGACGGCGCGGCCGTGCTCTGGCTTAATCAACGCCAGCGCCATCTGCTGCTCAAGTTCCGGGACGCGCTGCGTGGCCTCGTGGGGACGAGCATGAAAACGGCCGCCGCGGTGAATGGCACGCTCGTCGGCGTGAACGCGAACGGGACGCCGATCTATCTCACGACGGTCGCGGACGGCTGGCCGGTGAGCGTGAACGGCAATGGCACGCCGTACGTCGATCTCACCGGCCCGCGGATCACGACCGACCCCTTCGGCGCGAACGGGGGGACGCCCGGGTGGCCGCTGCCGTCCGATGCGATCGCGCTGCTCGCGATGACGGCGACGTTCGACAACGGGACCGAGCTTCCGGTGACGCTCGTCGACGAATCGGAACGCCTCCGGGTGACGCCCGATCGCTACTTGCCGGCGTTCGTCGGACAGAATCGCGTCGTCCCGATCCGGCCGGCCTCGAGTCTCGGCATGGTCGATTCGTGGAGCACGGTCGTCGCGGTGCAATTGAGTTACATCGGACTCTCGGCGATCGCGGCCCTCACCGATGCGCTCGTGCTGCCGGCAGCGCTGCACGAGCCGCTCGTCGCCGGACTCGCGGAACTGTTCGCGAATCAGTCGAAGGATTGCACCACGGCCGAGCGCACGGGTTTTCGCGAAGCCGCCCGGCGCGCCGAAGGCGAGATCGCGGAGAGCGCGTTTGACATTCTCGGCGACCTGCAGGTGACCAACGTGATCTACGAGGGCTAACGCGCGATGGCGCCGACCTTTTTCGGACATACTGCGACCGAGGCCAACGCCTCGCTCGATAACGTCTGGGGCTATCTCACCGGTGGTAGCGCGTTCCCGCACGGGAAGTTCTCCATTGGCAAGCGCCAGGTGGATGCGGGTGTCGCGCTGCAGGCATTTGTCGCCGCCTATCTCTATAGCGACGACGCGAGTGCGCCCGGCGGGATGGTGCTGGTGCTCGAGGACGCGCGTGTCGCCGGTGGAGTACCGGGCGCTGGTCCTGAAATCTCGATGGTGAAGACGCGCGACGGCGGCCCCTCCATCGCGGGCGACTGGTGTGGCTACCAGTGCGATTTCGTTGATACGGCCGGCCTCCGGACCGATCTCGGCAACGTGTGGCAGGCGGCGATCGTGGACCCGACGCACAATGCCGTCAAGACGCGATGGGATCTCGTCACCTCCAACGAGGCGCTCGACGGACATCCGGGTGGTGTCACGCGCTGGCGGTTCGATGAATTCGGGCGCCTGCTCATCGGCACCTTCGGCACGTCCAACGTTGGCAACTACGGACTGCGCGCGATCGGGCGCAGCGTGTTTGACACCGGCGTGCTGTTCGGCCCGGGCGGCAACGTGGTCAGTGGCTTAGTCGATCTCACCGCGCAGGGCGGCGGGCTCGATTTCACGATGACGACGATCAACGACGCGGTCGGCGGAAACTTTATCGACGCGTTCTTCGCGCGCGGCACGCTCGGGTCGCTCGCCGCCGTGCATGTCGCGGACACGATCTTCGGCGCAACGATCCACGGCTACGACGGATCCGGATGGACGCAGGGCGGCGCGATGGACGTGCAGGTCGACGCCGCGCCCTCCGCGGGGATTCTCCCGCTCCGGTGGTCGTTCTTCTCGCAGGACCTCGCCGGCAACGTCCGCGAGCTCGTGCGGTTCGATGGCGCCGATGCCACCGCGGGCGATATGCGCATGCTGCTCTGGGACGTCAGCGCCGGCGCGCTCGTGCGCGTCTCGCGCGATGCCGCGGACACCGCCGGCGCGGGCTTCCGCAGGCTCCGCGTTCCGAACTAACCCTCATCCGACGCCTCATGCCAAGACTCACCGCGAACGCCAAGACCAAACCGAAATCCTCGCTCCCGACGAAGATCACGAACTCTGATGCGACGATGATGCGCCGAGCCGCAGCCAATCACCGCTCGGCCGAAGAGGCGCTCGCGGCGGCGCGCGCGAACATGGCCTTCGTCGTCAGCGAGATCAAGCTGCGCTATCAGCTGACGGAGACCGATCGTCTCGAGAAGGATGGGACGATCACCCGCGGGCGCCGCCCGTGAGTGCCTTGCTCGTCACGGACGCGTACGCGGCGCTCTTGGCGGACGTCACCGCGATGCTCGACGCCGCCGCGCGCGCCGGCGGCCTGACGGCGGCCGACTTCGACTACCTCGAGGGGCGGCGCCCGCTCTTCACTCGACTCGCGGTGCAGATCGAGCCCGAGCTCGTGCTGCACCCGGTGTGCGTGCGAGCGCTCGATGCGCTTGCCGCGTACGTGCCGCCCATCACGCCGGTGTTGCCGGATCCGACGCGTCCGGCCGCCATCCGCGAGGGGAACGCGTCCCCCACGTTGCCCGCTCAATAAGGAGAGATCGTCCGTATGTCGACCACCGCCCAAAACCTGATCGAAGCCGCGTACTCGCGGTCGACCGCGAACGACCCGGGCAAGCTCGCCACCGATGGCGAGCTGCTCGGCCTCGCCGATCGTCTCTTTCAGTTCATCTACGCGGTCGCGGCGGTCGCGGCGCCGGAGCGCTTCCTGTCGAAGACGACGCTCACGTTGGCGGGCTCGCCGCCGTCGGTGACGGTGCCGACGGATCTCATCGACCTGCGCCGGGTGCAGAACGCGAGTGGTGGCAAGGTCAACGTGATCCCGGTGGAGGAGATCGACCGCGGCTGGCATCTCGCGCCCGCGGTGTTCCGCCAGGGCGCGACGATTGTCTCGCGGGGGCAGTCTGGTGATCCGGTGGCCACCGACGTCCTCACCGCTTGGATTCTCGACGCGCCGGCGTCACTCTCGGCGCTGAGCACGGTACTCGATACCCGCTTTCCGACGCGCCATGTCGAGTTGATCATCGTCGAGATGGCGGTGTACCTCGCGACGAAGGACACCGGTCGCGACGCCGCCGAATTCGCGGCGCTCAAGGACTACCGTGATGTGCAGCGCGCGGGCTTCCTGCAGCTCTCTGGTTTGTCGACGACCGCGCTCCAGTCGCCGCACGGCGGCGTGATCGTGCAGCGCCTGAATCAACTCGCGTCGGTCAACGGCGCGTCCACCGGCCAGGGCTGAGTCGCCGCGGTGATCCAGGCCGCCCGGTTCTATGGCTGATCAAGTCCTCTCGGTCCCCGTCTTCGGCGGCGGGGTCGCGCTCGAGGGCTCGTCGGATGCGCATCGCACCGACGAGCTCACGGCGTGCGACGGCTATGACATCGGTCCGCGCGGCCAGCTCGTGGCGGCGAGCGATCTCTCGAACTTCGCGGCGGTGCAGGACGGCCATGCGACCGCGATGGCGCTGATGTTCGCGATCGAAGCGCTCGCGATCCCGCAGGCCCCGAAGCTGATCGTCGTCGGCGCGACGAGCAGCACCACCGATACGGCGGTCGCGATCGTGGATCCGGTCTCCGCGACCGTGTCGCCCATCTTGGATCTGGGCTCGACGGTCGCCGCCGGCGTCAACGTGACGACGGTGACGTTCCCGTACGTGAAGGCCGGGGTGCAGACGCGCGTCGCCCTCATTTGCCTTGGGGCGCGCGGCGCGCAGACGCCACGGTCGACGCTCGGGATGTACGCGCTGATCTGGGACGGCACGAGCTACTCGCTGAAGGCGATGGACCGCTTCGACGCGCTCGGCACGGGGCCGGACGGGCAGATCAACCCGAACGCGGCCACGCACAGCAAGAAGCTGTACCCGCGCGGCTGCGTCGCCTACAACAACCACGTCTTTCTCTTCGGCTTCGACGACAGCGACGCGACGAACGGCGACGGCCCGACGCGTCTCATGTTCTCGAACCTCGCGAACCCGCTCAAGTACGGCAACGATCCGACGCCGACGGACGTGACGACCGATCGGGCGTTCGTCGATTCCGATGCACTGCTCCTGGGCGGCGCCGGCGAGATGATTCGCGCCGGGTATGTCTGGTCGGGGAAGCTCTGGGTCGGCACCAACAAAGAGCTGCACTTCGTCGAGGGGATGGGGCGCGACAGCTTCCTCGCGAACGGCGCGATCCCGATCAAGAAGAGCCGGAATGTGGTTGGGCCGAAGGCAATGATCGAAGGTCCCGACGGTCTCCTCTACGGCGTGAGCGACGAGGGGCTCTGGCAGTTCGATGGCGCCGCGGTCGAACCGATCGGCAATCGCGTGCGCGACTTCGCGACGAAATCGAATGGTTGGTGGGACTGCATCTGGACGGATCCGGCGCGGGCGACGACCTATCCCGGGCAGACGAATCAGGATCTCGTGTGGATGGTCGCGGACCCGGAGACGATGCAAGTGTGGGTGGTCATTCCGTGGTGTTCGATCAGCAACGGCTACGGCTATGGCACCGACACGGTGATCATCAAGTACCACTGTCTGACCGGCGGCTTCACCCGGCAGCCGATGCCGGGTGTGCAATTAACGGCGGGCGCGTGGTTCAAGCGCGACGTCGTCGCGAACAATGGGCGCTTTATCGCCGTGCCGGGCGTGACGCAAAACTTGCGGCGCTACGCGTACAAGGCGACGGCCGCCGCGAGTCCGGCCCTGCCCAGCAGCGCGCCGGATGTCACCTTTGGCGAATACGCGCCGTTCGGCCCGAATGGTGTCGGCGTGATGCGGAAGCGCTATCTCACGATCGCGTGGGAAGCGGCGAGCGCGCTGCCGCTCGTCTTCACGCTGACACCGACCATCGATGGTCAGAGCATGACCGCGGTGACGCTCACGATCGGCGCGACGGCGCCGGGCACGCCCGCCGACGGCGATCTCTGGGTGGATACCAGCGGCACCGACACCAACCTCGGGAACGGCACGGCGGGCGCGATCGTGCCCGCGAACGCGGCCGACTTTCTCGTCAAGAGTTGGGTGGCGACGTGGAACAAGTGGGCGTACGTCGGCGCCGGCGGCCAGCAGGGCACGCGCATCACCGTGCCCGTCGCGTTCAGCGCGCGTCGCGGCACGCGGTTCAAGCTGCGGATGCAGAATGTCAGTGCGGCCGGTCGTTGGCAGCTCGAGGGCCTTGGCGAGAAACCGGCCGGCGTGCGGGAGGGCATGTGACGCCGCGGCCGCCGATGGTCCGGCCGACGGTGCCGCTTGGACGCACGCCGGATCGTCCGCTCACAGCCTGGAACGCGCTCGTCGGCAAACCGAGTTCGCTGTCGGATGCGGGCTTGCCGCTCGCGCTCAGCGACATTCCCGGCCAGGTCACGACGACGCGGAAATTTCTCCGCTCGCAGGGCACCGGATCCGTGGCCGGGACGCCGACGTGGGACGTCCTGGCCGCCGCCGACGTGATCGGCGACGTCGCCGCGACGCGCAAGTTTCTGCGTTCGCTCGGCACGGGCTCGACGTCGGGGACGACGGTGTGGGATACGCTGACCGCCGCCGACGTCGGGGCGGGCACGTTCCCTGTGGGCGCGTTCACGTTTCAGGGGCCCCTGACCGTTAATGACAGCGGCGTGACGAGCGCGCCGAAGATCATCGCGGAGAGCGCGCTCTCGTCAGGGTACGGGTTGCTGACGATGAACGGCGCGACCGCCTCGAGTACCGCACTCGGTCTAATGGGCAAGAGCGGCGACGGCAATCTGTATTTGCTCGGGCAGAGTGCCGTGCGCAGCCTGATCGCCGGAAATACGCGTGCGATGGTCGACGGCGGCAGCGGCGCCGGGACGACGTCGCTCAACATCTTTGCCGTCGATACGGGCACGCTGGTTCGCGTGAAGACCACCGCCGCGGGGGTCGCGCCTGGGGCGAGCGATCGGACCCTCTATGTCTGATCATGCCCCGGCCTTGCGTGTAACGCTGCATCTCACCGCCGTTGACCGCGCGTTGCTCGAGGGCATCGACGCGCGGCGTCGCGCGGCGCTCGCGGCGTATACGCAAGCCGATCGTGATTTCATGGCCGCGGGTACCGGGATGGCGGCCTCGCGTGGACTCGCGGCCGATGACGTCGGCACACTCACCTCGGAGGGCCTCGTGATCGCCGTCGTGGCCGAGGAACAGCGGACATGAACGATCTGGTCGCGCTTGCGCGGCAGGGCCTCACGGTCGATGCGCTCGAGGCGGCGATGCGGCTCGAGACGCCGGTGATCATCGAGCCGGTGCATCACTTCGCCGACGGCCTCTACGCGCGTGAGATCACCATTCCCGCCGGCACCCTGCTGACGGGGAAGATCCATCGCACGCAACATCTGAATGTGATCTCGCGGGGCCGCATCTCGGTGTGGACCGCTGGCGACGAGGTTCGCGAGATCGTCGCTCCCTTCACGTTCGTTGCGCACCCCGGCACGCGGCGCGTGGGCTTCGCCCATGAGGAGACCGTGTGGACAACGATTCACGCGACGCGTGAGACCGACCTCGATCGACTCGAGGCGGAACTGATTCAGCCGGCGCCAGTGCTCGCGGCGCCGGATCCGCAGGAGGCTCTATGTCGTGGGTAGCAGTCGCGATCGGCGGCTCGGCGGTCATCGGTGGCGTGGCGAAAGCCGTCACCGGCAATCAGACCAAGCAGCGCAACAAGGGTTATATCGAGGACGCGTATCGCAGCGCGTCGCAGCGGCAGACCGTGCACGAGAACGATGTGCGGCAGGACTCGGCCGAATCGCTCAACGCGCGCGGGCTGCTCGTGCCCGGGCAACAGTTCACGCAACGCTCGCCCTCGAGTGCGCTCACCGAGACCGCGTACGCTGGTGGCACGCCGTCGACGCTCGGCGGCCAGATGCAGGCCGACACGAACCGCGAGCTCGGACTTGAGCGGCACGATCTTGATGCCGCGCACACGCGGGCGCAGAACGAGAACAACGCCGCGTACATGAACGATCTCGTCGGCGCCGCGACCGGCACCGCTCAGGGAATTATGTCGGCGTACGGCGCGCATGAGAACGTGAGCGCGATGGGCGCGCTCGACGCGAAGTCGTCGCCATCCGTGTCCGCGCCGGCGCCGAGTCAGATGCTGTCCGGCGGCGAGGACGAGATGCCCATGATCCAGGGCGCGTTCGGGCTCCATCCGCTGACCGCGAAGCCGCAGGGCACCCAGACGGGTCTCGGGCAGATGAACGCCACCTTCCACGTCGGCTAAGGAGTCACGATGCCCTCGAGCTACCGCGCCGGGCCCGGATCCGGCTTGTTCGGAGCTTATGCGCAGCCGAACACGCGGCCGCAGGTCGACATTGGTGGCGCGATCGACGCGATCGGGAATTCCGCGTCGAACCTCATCGCGCAAGCCTATCAGCGAAAGCTCACCACGCATCAGCTCGCGCGACAGGACGCGATCGATCAGCGCGCCGCCGCACAGCAGCAGTGGGAGCGCGGACAGGCCGAGCAGAAGTTTGCATTCGACAAGTCGCAGGCCGCGATCGCGAACGAACGCGAGACCGCGCAGGCGCTCGCGGCGCTCGGCCGCGAAGGCTACGTGGAAGCGCCGGACGGCGGCGATGGATCCCTCACGGCGTCCGCCTACGGCGCCGCGCCAGTGACGTCCACAGCTCCAGCCGCCGCACCGATTCAGACGAATCCGCTCGCGAGCGTGCCCGGATACCAGGCGAAGAACCCCGGGCCGTCGCTGCTCGACGCGTACGCGTCGCCGACCCAGAGCGCACCGGTGGCGACCGCCGCGCCTGTTCCGCCATCGCCGCCGCAAGCCGCGCTCACGATGGGCGGGAAGCGCTATATCCGCGACTACAAGCGCTCGGATGCCGCGCAGGCCGAATCGCAGCGCGAGACGTTCGAGAAGTCGCAGACGCAGCTGACCCAGACGTTCCAGGAGCAGATGCAGAAGGCGCGTGCCGGCGACGAGCGCGCGCTCGAGAACCTGCGTTTCATGCACGAGCAGAATCTCATTCCGACGAAGGCCAAGGCCGAGGCCGAGGCGTTCCTCACCAAGCAGCAGTTCGGTACGCCGAATCAGGACGAGACCACCGCGGCGATCCAGTTGCCTGAGATGATCAAGTCGCATCAGATCCTGCAGGACCTGGGCAAGCCGGAGCTCACCACGACGCTCACGCAGAAGCACGGCGGGTCGCTCGCGAAGGCGATCCAGAGTCCCGACGGACAGCGCTTCCTGCAGGCGGCCAAGCAGTTTAGCATCACGGGCACGCTCGCGACGGAAGGCGCGCGGTTCTCGCCCGAAAAGCAGAAGGCCTCGGACGACATGTTCATTCCGTCGAATTGGAATGACCCGTCGGCGCTGGCGCAGATTAGCAATTCGCGTAAGCAGCGCATCCTCGACGCCGCGACGAAGAGCGGCCGCGCCTTCAACAATCTGCCGCTCGACACGCAGCAGTATCTCGTCGACTCGCTCGGCTACAAGCCCGTCCGCGGCCAGTTCTACAGTGCGCCGGGTGGCGGTGCCACCGCCACGCCGCCGGCAGCCGGCACGGATCCGGGCGGCAATATCGATCTTCGTGATACGACGCCGTCGCCGCGCCGCGTCGGTCGCCCGGTCACGAAACCGGTCGCGGGCGGAGGTGCGACCGCGGCCCCCGCGAATCCATACGTCTCGAAGTACGGGATCACGCCGTGACGGCGCCGATCCAGCCGATTCCGCAGGCGCCGGCGCCCGGCACGCCGCGGTCCTTCGCGTCGCTCAATCCCGCCGAGCAGACGCGGATCCGGAACAACATTCAGCTCATGCAGTCGAAGGGCGCGAAGCCCGAGGAGATCGACGACTACCTCGGGACGCACGAGCGGTTGGCGCCCATGTCGGCGGCGCCCGTGCGTGCGATCCGTGCCCCGAGCTACGCCGGTGCGGCGAGTGACGCGACGTCTGCGGCCCCCGATCAGGCGAGTCGTCGCGCGGCGATGGCCGCCGAGCCGCCGATTATCTCGAGCGGACTGCCGCGCGAGATCGAGCAGGGGGCGACGTTCGGCTTTGGCGACGAGATTAACGCCGGCGCGCGATCGCTGTTCACGAAATCATCGTACACGGATGCGCTCGCGAATGAGCGTGGCATTCTCCACGCCTACGAGTCGGCGCATCCGATCGTCTCGACAGCCGCGCAGATCGCGGGCGGTGCCGCGACCGGGCTCGGCGCCGCGCGACTGCTGCCGGCCGCCGCGGAAGTGCCCCAGGCCGCATCGAAACTGAGTCGCATCTCGCAGGCGTTCGGGCACGCGGTCGACGTGGGCGCGATCGGCGGCGCGGCCGCCGGCGCGGGAACGTCAGAAGGCGATCGTCTCACCGGCGCGGCGCGCGGTGCGATGGCGGGCGCCGTCGTCGCACCGGTTGTTTCCGGTGGCGTCGCGGCAGGCAAACGCATCGTCGGCCCGGTCGCGTCGCGCGCGATCGATGCCGCCGGCGTCCGCGCACCCGCCGATGCGGTCGCACCGCTTCTGGACGACAAGCAGGGGATCGAGCTCACCGTGCCGCAGAAGACCGCGCGGCGCGTCGGCGTGCGGTCGGCGCAGGATCGCGGCGATCAGATCGTGCTCAACACGATCACGAAGGGTGGTAAGTCGATCGCGGATCTTCGCGATGCCGCGACGACGGCGTCCGGCGACAAGCCTGTGACGCTGGCGGATCTTGGTGGGGAAGGCGCGCAGCAGCTCGCCGCTGGCGCGCGCACCTTCACCGAATCCGCTGCTGCAACGAAGACGCCGCAGGTGCTGCGTCGACGGGCCGAGAATGCGGCAACGCGGATCAGCGCCGACATGACGAACGCGTCTGGCGTTCAACCGGTGAACCCGTACGAGCTCGCGGATCAGATGCGTAGTGCTCAGATGGCGGCGGCTGACGAGAATTACCGCAACGCATACGCGAAGGGCGCGGTGCCCGACGAGACGATCGACCAGATGCTCAAGCTGCCGTACTTCGACAAGGCATACGCCTTCGCGAAGAATCTCGCAAAACTCGACGGTCGCGAGCTCCCGGAGCGCATCTCGTACGTCGTTGAACCGCCCAAGGTCCCGCCGACGCCTCCCGGGTTTTCGGACGATCAGTGGGCCGACGTCGTGAAGACGATGCGCAAGCAGGGCGTCCCGCTCGAGCACGCGGCGCCGGGCGATCTGACGGTGCGTGATCGCTTTGGTCAGTTGCGTCGTGATCTCACGCATGTGAGCGACGAGGAGCTCGAGAAGGAGTGGCAGCGCCTGACCGAGATGAATGCGAGCGAAGAGGCGGCGCATTCCGCGGTCCAGGAAGCGGGCTATCGCGCCGACTATGAAGCGCTCCCCAGCAGCGAACGGATCGGTCGCTCCAAGCGAACGACGGATGAGTTCGGAAACCGCATCAAGCGACAGGCCGAGGATCTTCCAGACGCCGACGGCATGCGCGACGCCGACCAACTCGCCCAGGATAACAAGACGGTCGGCGAGTTCAACAAGTCGCAGATCGTTCGAAAGGCCCGCGAGAATGCGATCGCGCGCCTCCAGGCCGAGCTCAAACGCCGCGAATCGGACCCGACGGATTTCAACTTTGGTGAGAATGCGCCAGCGGCGGCGACGCGCGAAGTGCGGACCACCATTCCCGACGTCGAAGCCCTCGACATGGTGAAGCGCGGCGTCGACGCCGAGATCCAGAAGAACCTCGACAAGCGCTCGATCGACAAGGCGGCCGCGGTGAAGCTGCAGCAGCGGCTCGGGGAATTTCTGGGGAAGGTCGATGCCGCCGTACCGGAGTACGGCAAGGCGCGTCAGCAGTACGCCGCGGCCGAGCGGATGCGCGAGGCGCTTGAATCCGGGCGTGGTGCGATCAATAAGGATCCGCGGGTGATTGAGCGGGAGATCGGCGCGCTCGAGACGGATCACGAGAAGGGACTCTATCGCTACGGGCTCCAGGACGCGCTCAATCAGGTCATTGCAAACACGCGCGACGGTGCGCCGGTCGCTGGAAAGCTGTCCGGATCCGCCGCCGCACGGCAGCAGCTCGCCGCGATCGCGAAGGACGCGCCCTCGTCGGCTGAGCTGCTCAAGCGCGCCGGCGAAGAGCGGAGCATGTCCGACGCGAACGCGCGAATCCTCGGCGGCTCGAACACGATGGACAAGGCCGGCGCGCGGAGCGCGATCGAAGACGGCACATCGCCGTCGGACGTCGCGCGCATGGTCGTCAGTCCATCGCGCGCGCTCAAGTTCGGGATGAAGGCGCGGATCAAGAACATCATGAGCGGCGTGAACGCCAACAACGCCGATGCCGTCGCGAATCGATTGATGGCCGGTGTCGACACGCAGGGCGGTCCGGATCGCGCGACACTGATGAAGGCTCTCGACGAGCTCGAGGCGTTGCAGAAGAAAGGACAACTCACCAGGGCGAAGGCGCAGCAGCTGCTCGGCCTTCCGGCTGGCGAACAAGCCGGACGTGTGATCGGCCCGAAGAAATAGTTCGCGAAGTACTCGACAACTCACGCACGGCTGACTGGCCCGCTCCTCGTCTCGAGGGTGGGCCGTTTCGTTTTTGGAGGAGTGATGGATCCACAACATATCGGCGAAGCTGTCGTGGGCGGCCTCGTCGTCGCAAAGCAGCTCCTGGACTTTATCGGCGGTCGTGCGCGCGATCGTCGTCACTCGGCGGGCCAGACTTCGCTCCGCGCCGAGCTGCAGAAGCAATTCGCGGACATCAAGCTCGAGCTTGAACAGCTCCGCGCGTTCGTGATCGGTCCCGATGGACAGAACGGGATCCGCGGCGACGTGCGCAAGGCCGAGAAGCGGCTCGATGATCTCGAGGAGCGCGAGCTCCAGCGCCTGCAGCCGCAGCAGGTTGGCACCTTCTCGCCGAGATGACCATGCGCCTCGAGCAATTGATCGAAGACGAGAAGAAGAAGCTCTCCGCGTCGCGTGTCGGGCTCTGGATCACCGTGACGCTCACGATCGTCACGATCGCGATCGACGTCTATCTGACGCTGCACGCGGCGAAGGCGTTCATCCCGAACACGGTGTACGCGCTCGAGGGGACGATGTTCACGGCCTTCGCGACCTGGGCGGCGGGCCCGCGCATCGCGCAGTATCTCGGTCCGCAGGTCGGGCAGGTGGCCACCGGCATCGCGGCCGCGGCGCGTGACGCGCTGCTCCCGAACAATCGCAAGGATGACGAGCGCGGAGATCCCACACAGTGAGCGCGCTCCAACTGCTCGACCCCGTGCGCTTCGTCGGCTCGCGCAACTGCTATGAAGCGCGGCCGGTCGGCGCGCGTCGTGGGATCATGCTGCACTTTGACGACTCGTCGAACGATCGCTCGGCCGAAGCCTGGTTCCACGATCCGGCCTGCCACGTCTCGTACAACCGGCTCTATCTCGATGACGGATCCGTGGTGCAGATCACGCCGTCGATGGAATCGGCCGCCTGGCACGCCGGCGTCTGTTTGACGAAGAATGCCAACCGCGTGTACTACGGGCTCTCGGCCGCGACGGACACGAAGACGCCGGCAACGACCAAGCAGCTCGAGGCCATTGCGCACGATTGCGCCGCGCTCTTCGCACTGAATAAGTGGCCGGCCGCGGACGTCACGCGGCGTATTGTGGGGCACGAAGACGAGGCCTGCTTCGACAACGGGAAGCTCGGGCGCAAGATCGATCCGACGGGCTATCATCCCGATCGGCCGATCCTGTCGAAACTCGCGGTTCGGCATCGCGTGCTCGAGCTCCTGGAGGCTGTATGACGACCGCGGCGGACTCCTGGACCAAGATCGAGCAGCGGCTCGCACGCTGGCGCGGCACCGCGATCGTCGCCGCGGTGGCGATCGTCGCAGGGTTACTCTACGGGCATTACCACGGGCATTACCGGGACGCGGGGCGCGATCGCGAGCTCGTGCAGCTCCACGCGCTGATCAGCCGCGACTCGAGTCAACGTGTCGCCGCCGTGGCGCACACGGATACGGCGATGGCGCGCGCCGATACGGCGGTCCAGCAATCGCGCGGTGCGGACTCGAGCTGGACGCATGCGCGGACCCTCGCCGAACGTGCGCACCAGGTTGCGACGTCGACGGCGCCCGACACCGAGAAGGTGCACGCGCTCGTGACGATCGTCGACACGCTGCGGGTTGCCGGCGACTCCCTGCGCGTGGCGCTCGTCCGCGATACCGCGGCGATCGTGCAGTTGCGCGTCGCGATCGGGGGCGAGCGCGCGGCGTGGTCGACGGAACGTCAGGATCTGCAGCACGCGCTCACCGTGAGCGAGGCGCAACATCGACACTGGGGGCTCGGCATCACCGCCGGTGCCGCGGTCGTGCGGGATCCGGACGGCTCACTCCATTCCGGGCCGGGCGTCACGATCGGAATCACCTATCGGTGGTAGCTCCGCGAGGACTTCGGAATCCGCCGGCAGCCGACTGTAGCCGCCGTGCGACTTATAGGCGTTGGACATCACTGCGGTGCCGACGCCGTCCTCGTCATCGATGAGCAGTGGGCCCTCAGCGGTCTGGAGCTCGAGCGCGTCTCGCTCCTGGCCCGCGAGTGGCGCGCACCACCAGCTCGCCGGCACGTTACGGCTGATCCGGATCCGGACGCGCCGTGATGGCACCGGAAGCCCGCGCCAATAAAGTTGCGTCACTCCTTGGCGCTGCGTGCGGCGAGAATGTCGTTCACGAGCTGCTGTACCTGCTTCGTTAGCGAATCCTGGACGTCGCGCTCGGCCCCGCCTGTTGAGGCGGAAGCTCCGAGTGTACCGCGTCCTTGCCATACCGTGGTTAGAAACGGGTCGACTTGATTCGCAACTCGGCTAACTCGATCGACCTCGACCTTCGCGAAGTAGTCGACGCTGTTCGACCCGGAGTAGATCGGAAGCGCGATAACGCTGAGCATCACATGTGCCGAGCGCGGGCCAAATCCGGCAGCGGACGACACGGCGATTCCGCTTCGCCGAAATTCTATCTCCGCAGCGTTACGGAATGCAGTGGAGTCGAATCGTCGTGCTATTTCGCCGTCGATCGCGAGAGACACCGCGACCGTATCGATGCCCCGAACCGCCGGAAAGAGCCACGACCGATCGCGTGATTGAGCTCGAAGTGAAGACGCGGTGAACAGGGCAAGGGCGCCGCCTGTCACAAAACGCTGAATCAATGACATAAAACGTTGGCTGTCCGTTGGTTCGGTCAGCCATACGTTGCCGCAGTGGGCGCTCGCCCGCAACCCAATCCTTTTCAGGAGAGAGTCAACATGCGCCGTCGCATCATCTTCGTTGCCTTGCTCGCCTTGCCTGTCGCCCTGGCGGCTTGTTCCGAACTCTCATCCGCGCCGCGTCGCGATACCGGCGATTCGTGCACGACGATCGACGGAAAGTCCGGCTACATCACCAGCGACGGCCGCTGCGAGCAGTCATAAGACTGCGCAGCGCGTGAGTAGCGCTTTCGTGACGGCCGCCAACTTCGAGTTGGCGGCCGTTTGTGCAAGCTGCGGCCGGAATTGATAGACGGCTGGGACCCGGCCAGCGTTCAGGTCCGCAATAGCCACGTCCGCACGGATGACGAGCTCGTTCATCCGGTGCGCCTGCGCGCACTCCAGCATGCGCTCCGCCGCGGCGATCGCGTCCTGGAACCGTCCTTTCAGCGACAGTTCGCGCGCGTACGCCTCTTCAAACTCGGCGTCAGCGAGCGGCGTTCGCTCAAGTGCCACCACGCGGCGCCGTGCGCGCTCCATCGCGAGATCATCGCCGGCGTCGATCTCGAGATGATAGGCAAGAATCGCGGCGTACGCGCGGAGTTCCGTCGACGGCGATTGCGCCAGAAGATGTTCGGCGATCTGTCGCGCGGCCGCTGCGTGCTCCACCTCGCGGTATGCCGTCGCGAGATTCATGAGCAACCGCTCGCGTGTCGGCTCGGCCGCGAGCTCAAGCGCCTCGTAGGTGTCGAGGATCGCGTTGATGGGATCGCGCCGTATGCCGGCGATCGCCGCGCGGTCCATCAACGCGCGCGCGACGACGTCGCTGAGATTGAGGCGCCGGGCCCGCTCGAGGACCATCTTCACCACATCCTCAGCCGCCGGTAGGTTGCCGCGCTCGATGTCGATCTTGGCGTGGCCCAGCATCGCCTCGAGCTGCATCGTGCGGTTGCGCTCTCGCGTCGCGAGCTCGTGCATCGAGCCGTACGCGATCGACGCCTCCTCGAATTGTTTCATCGTCCGCAGCGCGAATCCCTTCTGCCGATATGCGAGCAAACGGACATCGGCGTCGTCGTGCATCGCGATGACGATCGCGCGGAAGACATCGACGGCGGCGCTCAGGTGCCCGTCAGCCTGGAGCTCGATGCCAAGACTCAGCAGCTTCCGCGCGAGCTCTGAACGGTGCGGGCCGTCCATGCTGGATCCGTCAATTGTCTCGAGGATCGAGGCGAGCCGCAGTTGGCGCGGAATGTTCGGCACGCGCGGCAGTAGCGTGCGCGCGAAGCGGAGCTCTTGAGCCGTCACTCCCGACGGTCCGAGCGCTGCCTCGGCGCAGCGAACGCAAATCATCCCAGCGGAGAGCTCGTGCCAGCGGGTGGGATCGTGTTCGGAGGCCATGAGCTCCAAGAAGCCGATGCCTTGCATGGATCCCACGGTACAACTGTTTTTCCGAGCGCGATAGACCGCGCGATCACAAACCCCGGCTTCTAGCGAAGATTAGAACTTCTTAAGAATTCAACGCGTATTGCCGGACTGTTTCGCAGACCCGCGCGGCTTTTCCTCGCGCGGCGGATCGCTCTCTGACGTCAGAAGTCCGATCATCGCCTTGGTCAACATGGCGAGGGAGTACTCGTCATTCGCGCCGGCCTGGAGTCCGTTGCGCACCGACAGCTCCAATTCAGCATAGAGGCGATCGAGCTCGCCCGGAGGCGCGCCTTGAGCGCGACGAATGTTGTATCGCGTCGCCTTTTGGCGGACCTGGTCAACGATGTAACTGACCTCATCGGCGGAGACGGGGTCGTTTTCGCGAACGGCAGCCGGTCGATTATCGCCTAGGCTTTTTGCCTGTGCCGGATCCAGGTCGGCGATCGAGACGCCATAGAGCTGCGCAGCGGCGACGAGATCTCGCGGTTTCACCCGGCCAGCTCGCTCCCATCGACTGAGCGTCTGCGTGTCGATGCCCAACCGCTGAGCGGCGGCCGCCTGTGTCAGGCCCTTAGCCTCGCGAGCGGCCTTTAGCCGCTTCCCGCGCCGTTCGTCGGGCGAACTCATCGAAATATCTAGAGAAAGTCGCGTTTCGGGTATTGACTGCCTAGGCATTTTGCTTATCATTCGGCGGTCACAGAACTGTCAACCGCTGGGCGGAAGGTAGAGGCAATGGACACGGACGGAAAGACGGAGGGCGAAATGCTTGACCGCCACATGTCGATCCCGCAGGCCGCGAGGGCCATCGGAATCGCGAACGCCACGGTGCGCTCCCTGGTGATCAAGAAGGAGCTCGACGGCGAACTCGTGGCCGGCCGCATCGTCGTCACGCGTGACTCGGTGAATCGGTACAGGACTGCGCGCGCCGATGCCGGCGTGGCGCAGTAACAAACCGCAGGAAAACACTCATGAGGGACAACATGAGGCAGAGCAGTTCGCTAAAGGCGGGGAGTTATCGCCAGAACCCGGGGAGTCTCGCGTTGATCCCTGGTGGGCAGTACGCGCAGCGACCGTCGTCGCTCGTCACACGGCGCCACGACGCGCCGGATCCCGACTTCGATAAGGAAGTGCGCGGGGTGTACTCGCGCTGGCATCGGAACGGAGACCCCTGTCAGGCCTACAGCTCGCGCGCAATCGCGAACGTCGCGCAGGAGATCTCATACCCGGGCCGTGTGATCGATCGGCATCTCGAGGACGCCGTGATGACGGGCGTTCCGCTCGACTGGGTGAAGGAGCTCGGCCGCCTGATGATGAAGCGCGTCGACGAGCTCGCGGCGAAACACGGCCGTCTGACGGCCTGAAAAACAACGCCCCGCCGGGAGGGACATCCCGACAGGGCACGGCGACGGATGGGCCGACGCCGGTAGAGACGAAGGTAACGCGGGACGAGGAAATCTCCAATGAACATGACCCTCCAACAGCAGGCGACGACCGGACCCGGACGCGAGACGTTCCCGCGGCCCTACTCGATCGTCGCGGCCTGCACCCACGACGCGCTCTCCGTGCGGAAGCGTGTGGATTCCCCGTTCGTCGATCACGCGACGAGCGTCGGTCAGTGCCTGGCGTGCGGCACGTGGATTCACCGCGTCGAGTGGAAGAGCCGCGACGAGGTGGACGATCGCCTGCTCACTGCCGTCGAAATTGACGCGCTCCAGGCGCTCGAGGATCGCTACCGCCGGAGTGATGCGCGATGACCGCCAGTACGCATGCGAATGCCGACGAACAGACGGCTAGTGGCGTCCCCGTCTTCCGCGAGTCACTGGGCGGCTCGCTCATCGACAGCGCGCGCATCTCGGTGATGGCCGCGCTCGCGATCCTGCCGCCGCCGGACGTGCCGATGATCATTCTTCCCGGAACCGTTGAAGACGAGTCGGAAGATGCCGCCGTGTCGGTCCACGGCTGTCTCGATCAGGCCATGCAATGGCTAGATGCGGCGCGAGCGCACACCATCGCGGCGGGCGCTCCAGTCACATCGCTGCATGTGGCGAACGCGGGAGTCCCGCGATGACAGCCGCCGCTGTGGGATCGATGCTGCCGACGATGCGCGAGCTCAACGATGTCCGCGACGCGCTCGACGAGCTGCTCTTCGAAAATGAGGGCGAGCTCACCGTCGACCTGGAAAAGGCCTTCGAGAAGATCGAGGGCATGATCGACACGAAGCTCGAGCGTTGGGGGCTGTGGATCCTCGATCGTGAGACCGACGTCGTCAAGCTGCGCGAGGAAGAGAAGCGTATCGCTGCGCGGCGGAAGGCGATCGAGCACGCTGTCGAGCGCAGCAAGGCTGGCCTGCTCATGCAGATGCAGCGGCACGAGCGGACGAAGCTCAGCGGTCTCCTGATCACCGTGAGTGTCGCGACGAATCCGCCGTCGCTCGCCGGCGAGCTCGCGCCCGAGACGCTGTCCACGCTGTTCGAAGAAGGCGCGCCGTTCGTGAAGTTCGCGCCGGCCACGTTTGCCCTCGATCGCCGCGCGGCGATCGAGCACCACAAAGCCGGCCAGCCGTTGCCCGATGGGCTCACGGTCACGCGCGGCATTTCGCTGAGGATCAAGTAATGTCGAACGCTGTCGCCACGCGCCCGCAGGGCGAAGAGTCCACCGCGGTCGTTACCGCGGCAAGTGTCCAGTTTTCGCGCGACCAAGTCGAGCTGATCAAGCGCACCATCGCGAAGGGCGCGAGTGACGACGAGCTCTCGATGTTCATGCAGCAGTGCAAACGCACTGGGCTCGATCCCTTCAGCCGCCAGATCTACGCGATCAAGCGCTGGGATGGCCAGCAGCGTCGCGAGGTCATGCAAACGCAGATCTCGATCGACGGCCAGCGCTTAATCGCCGAACGCACCGGCAAGTATCAGGGCCAGGTCGGACCCTTCTGGTGCGGATCCGACGGCGTCTGGAAGGACGTGTGGCTCGCCGACACCGCGCCGGTGGCCGCGCGCGTGGGGGTATTACGCAGCGACTTCGCCGAGCCGTTGTACGCCGTCGCGCGCTTCGGCGCGTACGTGCAGAAGACCAAAGACGGCGCGCCGAATCGAATGTGGGGTACGATGGGCGACGTCATGATCGCCAAGTGCGCGGAATCCTTAGCGCTCCGAAAGGCGTTCCCGCAGGAGCTCGCCGGACTGTACACGGCGGAAGAAATGGGTCAGGCGGACAACGATCCGAAGCCAGCGGTGCGGCGCGCGGCCGCGGGGACGCAGTCCGATCGCGACACCGCGAGCGAACCGGCCGGCGAGGAAGACGCCGAGTACTCGGTAGAAGGTCAGGACGACGTCGTCGAAGAGACGATGACGATCGAGACCGCGCTCGAGATGCCGCTCCCGGGCGCTAAGTCCGCGTGGAATGGCAAGGGGGGTACGCCGCTCGGTCAGCTCGACGCGAAGATGATTCCCGCGATTCGAAAGTGGATCCAGAAGAAAATTCAGGAAGACGAACAGGGCGATGGAGAGAGCTCGCCGATCAACTATCGGCTGCGCAACGCCTGCGCTCTGATCATCGCCATGCGCGAGGGCGCGGCGGCGAAGGATCAGACGACGATGGACATGGGCGGCGAGTCGAAGGCCGCGCCGACGAACGATTCTGCTCTCCGCCCGGGAAAGGTTGAGGATGCGCTGGACACCAAAACGTCCGCGGCCTCCACCACTCCCGTGCCGGCGACGAAGGCGAACATGTCGGAGATCGCGGAGCTGGCGCGCGAGGCCGCGCGATTGATCAAGGATCCCAAGCTCGAATCGGACGATCGCGACTTCTACAAGAAGCGCTTCGACAAGGCTGACACGCCCGAAAGGATGAAGGCGCTCGTCGACGAGCTCGCAGCGCGCCTCAAGCAGCCGTTCTAATCGATGGGCCGGTTCCAGTTCGAATCGCCGACGCCGGAGCAGGCCAAGACGTTCCTGAGCTGGCGCCGGCGGAATGAAGAGTACCAGGGGGAACTGCATTCGGATGCCGTAGTCTGCGTGCGCCGATTGCGCCCCGTGATCACGCCGCGCGAGCGGGTCCTGATCGAATCCATGCGCGGCCAGCCGCGCGCCGAGGTGTTCACGTGTGCGTCGTGCGGGAACTTCGCGTTCAGTCGCCCGACGATCTGTTACTGGTGTGCTAACGACCTGAGAGGATCGAGCAATGGCTGACGACAACGACGAGTACACGTTCGCGGACGACGCGGATCAACCGGTGGCGATCGACGACGCGAGCGATGACGCGACCGATGAGGATCTCGACGACGAGGATGACTTTGACTGGGATGACGACGACGACGAGGCGCCCGCCGATCTCGAGAGTCGACTCGACGCGGCGCTGGACGCCGGCGACGCCGACGATGAGGGCGACCAGGCGGAAGCCGAAGCGACCGTCGGCGAACAATTCTCCGCGTTCGCGCTGCGCAAGCTGCCGGCGAAGATGCGGAGCCGGCCGCTCTCCGCGCAGGCGAACGATTGGATCATCTCGACGATCGGCCGTCTGGTCGAGTCGCAGCCGGTAGAAGGCTCGCCGTTGCGCGCGGAGATCGCCGCGCTGATCGACGCCGCGGAAGTCCGCGAGATCGTCTCGATGTTGAGTGATCACACGCTCGAGGAGGCGTATCGCCTCGCGCGGAGTGTCCCGGTCGATGCGGGCGATAGTGCGGCGCCGGTCGAGGAGACCGAAAGCGAGGCGCCGATCGGGAAGGCGGGAAACCTGGCCGGCGAGCCGAACGTGCTCGCGATCGTCGTCGAGCTGCCCATCGCCGACGTCGCGCCGGATCCGGACCAACCGCGCGACGAGGGCGCAGACGCCGAGATCGGCGACGACATTCATCCGGACACGATCCTCCCGCCGATCGAAGTGCGGCCGCATCCTCAGGCGGGCGAGCCGATCACGATTGGGTTGAACCACGGGTTTCATCCGCCATACATCATCGTCGACGGCGAACGTCGCTATCGCGGCTCGCTCAAGGCGGGTCGGGAGACCATTCGCGCAATCGTGAACGAACGGCCGATGGATGCCGGCGACCTGCTGCTCCGGCAGTCGGCGCTCAACCAAGGCAAGCGGCTCAAGCCGCTCGAGGAGGCGCGCACGTGGAAGCGCATCATCGAGTCGAAGGGATGGACCGCCTCGCAGCTCGCGGACTATCTCAAGAAGCCGCGGAGCACGGTCGCCGATCGGCTCGCGATTCTCGATGCGCCGGCGGCGTTCCAGCCGTTGTTCATCAGTGGCGTGTTCTCGGCCGCGGCCGCGCCGGTTGTTCGCCAGTTCGCGAACGTCCCATCAAAGATCCTCGAGCGCGCGATCGAAGAGGGTTCGAAGGAGTACGAGTGGCGCGACGCCGTCGAGGACGGCAAGCCGGTGCCGGTGAAGGATCTCAAGTTCATCCTCGAGACCATCATCCTCGACGAAGAGCTCCGCGAGATTCCGCCGGAACTGCGCGCGCGCTACACGGGCGAGGTCGTGCGCGTCGGGAAGGTCGACTACGCGCTCAATGTCGACGCGCTCGAGAAGCTCGCGGCGGAGTACGCGAAGGAGAACGCGGGGGTAAAGGCGAAGAGTGCGAGTGCAAAGCCCGCGAAGCAGCCGCCGACGCAATACCAGCTCGAAGAGCGGAAGCGACAGGCGGCTGCCAAACGGAAGGCCGAACTACGCCGCGCACAGTTCGCAGCGATCTCAGACAAGCTCCCGATTTCGATCGGCGGCGCATGGCTGCTTCCGATCATTCAGTGGCTGCTGCGCGAGGTGACGAACGACACGCTCCGCGCCGCGGTGAAGGCACTCGACATCGAGCCGCCGGAGAAGAGCGTGCATGGCAGCTACGACTTCGGAAAGGCGATCGCGAAACACGCCGAGGGTCTTGGCCCAGGGCTGCAGTCGAAGCTCATCATGCAGCTGCTGCTCGCGAGCGACCTGGTCGTCTCATCGTGGTCGAACGACGGCGCAAGTCGCTTCGCGGCCGCGGCGAAGCTCCTCAAGATCGATCTCGGCAAGGTGAAGGTGCCGGATCCGTCGGAATTCCCGGCGAACGCGAAGGCGGCGAAGGAATCGGCCGCCGTGAAGAAGTCTGCCTCGAGTAAAAAAAAAAGTGAAAAGCGGGG